ATGTATAAAAAGAAATGTCAAAACTATTCTGATTTTTTGAACATAAATATAGAACATTATAAACAAATGTTCAGGCAAATCATAGTTGAAGAATATTGGGATGAATATGGTTACAGTCTAGGAGGATAGATTGGCACTTTTAACTTTTGTGATTGCAATTTGTATCAGTGCAGTTGCAGCATACTATTCTATTATAGGATTGGCAAAGATTTTTGCGGCCGCCTTTCTACCTATTGTCATTATGGGTAGTGTGTTGGAGGTTGGCAAAATCGTAACGGCCGTTTGGTTACACAGACATTGGGATGTCGCACCCAAACTATTAAAATCTTATCTTACATTCGCTGTTGTCGTACTCATGCTGATTACTAGTATGGGTATTTTTGGATTCTTATCATCTGCACATATTGAACAAACAGCTGAGGCAGATGAGAATGTCGCAAAGATAGAACAAATAGACAGAAAACTAGTTAGACTGAATGAAGTAATAACAACATCCGAATCAACTATTAACAAGATAGAAAACAAGGATGTAAATAAAAATAGTGAAATTAATGAACAGATTGCAACTGAAGAATCTCGCATTGACAAGGTGCGTGAAAAATATCAAAATTTAGTTGACGAACAAAACGAAATAATCAATTCCGCAAATTCAAATCTTGACTTATTAGAGGAGTATGTCAGAGATGATGATATACGTTCTTTACAGTCATTGGTTGGTACAGTGCCAGATGGTAACTATGGCCCACAAACTGCAAAGAAAGTGAGTGAGTATAGAGAAAGAGAAGAAGAAAGAGTTGATAGAGTACTTGATACTGCTCGTGCAAAAATCACAGAATTGCGTGAACAAGAAGACCAACAATTGCAGAAAAGTCAAGATCTAATAGACAGACTTAGAGAAAGAATTACTTCAGATGATTTAAGTGAAACTGATACTACACGACTACAGAGATTGCAGTCTACAATTATAGAAACAGAAGATCAAATAACAGAATTAAATAGTGAAAAGTTTGAACTTGAATCTAGTTATCGTAAATTAGAGGCAGAAGTCGGCCCACTTAAATATATCGCAGAGATGATTTATGGTACTGAGACTGACACAGATGTATTGGAGAACGCTGTAAGATGGGTTATCATTGCAATCATATTTGTATTTGACCCCTTGGCAATTCTTTTGATAATTGCCGCACAGACAACTTATATGATACATCAAAAACATAGAAAAGAAGTTGAACAAGCCACACAACTATCTGGTGCAATGTTAAAAACAGCAGATGATGTTTTAGTTAAAACAAAAGTTGGGTGGAAGAAAATTACTAATCCAAAAGGTAATACTGAAACATAGTATTACTGATGTGAGCGCAGGGGTAAAGCCTGCAAGCAGAAAAGAAAGGATTAAACATGGACGCACTCACACTATGGGCCCTAGTGGGCTTTCTGTTAGCCGCATATGCGGTCATAGCAAACGATTCAGTACAAACTCTCGGTACATGGATGGCATCAAACAATGAGAGATTTTCCTACAAAACATTATGGATTGCGGCTTCCGCTGTCCTATTAGCAACACTCTGGTATGGTTGGAGTATGAATGGTGGTGACATTAGTTATGGAAGATTAAATAAAATTCCATGGCAAGAAGTCCAGTGGTATCATGCAATGGCACCAGCCCTACTTGTTGCATTAACACGAATAGGTGTACCAGTTTCGACATCATTCTTAGTTTTATCAGTATTTGCTTCAACCTTTGTGTTGGAAAAAATGTTGATGAAATCTATTATGGGTTATGGTGTAGCGGCTGCATTTGCATATGTAGTTTGGTTTGGACTGAATAAGTTTTTTCATCATTGGTTTGATGAAACAAAACCAGTAAACGAAAAAAATAAAAATTATTGGAGAATTGCACAGTGGGTTGCCACTGGTGGTTTATGGTGGACTTGGTTAAGTCATGATATCGCAAACATTGCTGTTTTCTTGCCAAGACAAGTACCAGTAGATTTGATGATATTTATTTCAATAGTATTTGTTGCTGGTTTGTTTTTTATGTTTCGTGAACGTGGTGGTAAAATCCAACAAATCGTTTTAGAAAAACATAACACAAGATATGTAAGATCTGCGACTTTGATTGACTTATTCTATTGGTTGTGTTTATACTTCTTCAAAGAGTTGAATGATATTCCAATGTCAACTACTTGGGTGTTTGTTGGTTTACTTGCAGGTCGTGAACTTGCAATGGCTACTTACTTTAGTAAGAAGAAAACCAAGTCAGTATTTCCATTGGTTGCCAAAGACTTTGGTAAAATGATGGTAGGATTGGGTGCTTCTGTTGCTCTTGTACTTGCAATTCATTATGTAATTTTACCGAATGGATTATAAGTTTTTTGAAAAACACTATTGACAAGTGTTATAAATACTGTTATAGTCTGACCTATGAATTGTGTTGGACTATAACACAAACGAATACGATTATATACAACGAATATTAAGGAGAAATATATGTCATTCGCATCACTAAAGAAGAATCGTTCCGATTTTTCAAAACTCACTCAAGAGTTAGAAAAAACAGTATCCCCACAACAAACATCGTCAAACAGAGATGAAAGGTTTTGGAAACCATCAGTAGATAAAACTGGTAATGGTTATGCAGTCTTTCGTTTCCTACCGTCACCTGATGGTGAAGACCTACCTTGGGCACGTGTGTTTAATCACGGTTTTAAGGGCCCTGGCGGGTGGTTAATCGATAATTGTCTCACTACCATAGGAAAGAAATGCCCTGTCTGTGAGGCGAATACAGAGTTGTGGAACACTGGTTCAACTGCGAACCAAAATATTGTTAGAGATCGCAAACGTAAGTTGAAGTATATCTCTAATATTTACGTTGTCAAAGACCCTGCAAATCCAGAAAATGAAGGTAAGGTATTCCTTTATCAGTATGGTAAGAAAATCTTTGATAAGTTGCAAGACCTAATGCGTCCAGAGTTTGAGGATGAAGCTCCAATCAATCCATTTGATTTTTGGAGTGGTGCAAACTTTAAACTAAAAATTCGTAAAGTTGATGGATATCAAAACTACGATAAGTCAGAGTTTGACATTTCATCACCTTTGTCTGAAAATGATGAAGAACTTGAAAGTATATATAATATGCAACATTCTCTGGAAGAGTTTGTTTCACCTGAGAAGTTCAAAACTTATGAACAACTCAAGGAACGCTTGGACAAAGTATTAGGTACTGTGCAAGCAACTACTACTGCGGAAGAAGAACTTATCACTGAAAGTGAAACTATTCGTGCCCCAGTAGTAGAGTCCAAACCGCATGTGGAAAAAGTTTCTGCATATGAAACTACGGAAGATGATGATGAAGATGATTCGTTGTCCTATTTCCAGAAACTTGCGAGTGAGGACTAAGGTAAGTTAGGTAGTCCTTGGTGCAGCAGACCATCAAATGGTAGATAACACCACCTAAAAAGACTAACATATACTATACTAGAAGCTTCGGTGAAACTGGTTTGAAGTATCTACGGAGAAAAGGATTGGGGAAACCTTACGGTTGGAAAGAGGGCGAGAAATCGCCCTCTTTTTTTTCTTTATAGTTTTTTCCACAGGTGCCAGAGACCTAATAAAATCATTGCCCATGCGGCAAATGCTACTAACGGTTTGAATAAAAGTACTACACCGCCTGCAGCAATCATGCCCCATGGCGACCAATCAGTATCTTTTGCCCAGTTAAGTAATTTACGCATTATAATCCTCCTTGTGATTGTAGTTGCGATTGTACCAATGCATCTTCATTGTTTCTAATCGATGGAACTACGATAGCTGTGGTTGATCTATTTGTTGTTACGTTTGTTGGCGCATTCACAACAGCTGTATTTCCAGATGGTTGTGATGTCTGTGTGTCTGTATTTAATGCACTTTCTTTCATAGTGTTATTGTTTTGAGAAAGTTGCATAGGTCTTGAAGCTGGTGGTTCTACATTCCTTGATTCGTAAAAATCACTCATAGAATAATCTGCTGGATCAAGGTCTTTCCTAAGTCCTGTTTCTGGATCGTGTGTATCACCAAAGACACGATCCCAAGCGGCCTGTTTCTTTTCCAACATTCTTTGCGATCTTGGTGTCATTTGTGCATTAGGTTGATCATTGCGTGGTCTTATTGGTACAAGTTTTTTATCTGAATGGTCAGTTTTTTGTGTAATGATTTTACCATCTTCATTTACTGGCACATCTGGTTTAGAAAACATATCGAGTCCAAGTCCAGCTACCTTTTTACCCAAAAAGTCTCCACCAAAATATCCCAATGCACCACCAACTAGTCCACCAATCGCAGTACCAATGATTGGTACAACTGATCCTGCTATTGCACCAGCCGCAGCGCCAGCGGCTGCGCCACCGGCCCCGCCGGCAAGTCCACCACCAGCGACTACTTTTTCTTCTTTAGACATTTCTTTGTCTGTGAGAATGTTATAACCTTCTAATGCACCTAGTGCAATTGCAACAGGTGCGGCCGCTCTGGTTGCACCTTTGAGTAATTTACCACCAGTACTTAAAACTTTCGAACCTACACCACGACCTGCTTGTGCAACATTACCAACCGCACTACTTACTGCCGATGGCGCCCGTGTAATATTTTGTGTTATGTTTCTTGTTGTATTAGATACTGTTGGGGCAACTCTTGACGCGGCATTTGTTGTTCTGGATGCCACACCTCTTACTGAATCTCTAAGTCCACTAAATCTATTTCTTGCGCCGTCTGAAACTCTTGATGTAAATCCACCAACTCTATTTCTTAGATTTGAAAATGTTCTACCTACTACTGAACCACCAACAGCATTTCGTAGAAATCCAAAACGTCCTCTTGTACGCCCTCTTGTGCGATCACGACGATCACGGCGTCTTTCGTTGTCACCATCAAATAAGTCAAGACCCAATCCACCAAGTATACCACCACCAATGTCTTTTAATTTATCAAAAAGACCACCTTCTTCTGCTGCATTGTTTTCAGCCTTTTCTACTTTTAGTAATTGTTCTAATAACTCATTCGTTCTTTCAGTTTCTGCAAGTGTAGCT